CTTCGCCCCCAAACTCTTTGAACGCATCCTGTAATACTACCCGGACTTCCGCATCGGACAACTTGACATTCAGGCCAAGGGCCCTTAAAAGGTCGTTGAATATGGCAACTAATTTATCATACCACTCGGGTTGGGAATCATAAGACTGGTTGCAAAGCCATTCTTCGCAAGCCTGCCTTCTGCCCTGAACAGTTCTGATCTTTAAATGGCGGTGAGTAGTCTTTACTAACTGTTCTACCTCTTCACCGTGTGCCTGATAAATGGCGTCCATCAAGGTTTCGTATTGCGCCCGGACAGGCAGTAACGTCCTCGGCATCCGCTGTCTCTGGAAGAACTTACCCAATCCGCTATGGGTCAACTCATGGGCAAGGGTTCTAATGGTTTCCTCTTCGCTTCTTATGTTGTCGGACACCAGATAAACTTCCCCATTATGGGTAAATCCCATAGCATCGTATATACCGTCTCGCTCCATGATCCTCTGGACGGCTTCGGGGCAATCCTGGTTAGACTGAATGACATTGACTTTGGGGGGGTTGGGGATTAATTTAAGCGCCTGGTCAACAACAGACTGGACTTGGGACTGTTGGAGGCCGGCGGATTTGCCGCGTTGAAACGAAACATCTTTCGGCGCACCAAACATCTTTTCATAAAGTTCTGGATACTTAGTTTTGATTTCCTCTTTTGTTGATTCCGCATGTTCAATTTTAGGATTGAGTTTGTTATATACTGAAAAACTTTTCTGGGAAACGTCGTCAAATGAAGGTGTTTTACCATTAAACTTATCGCTGAGTGACTTGAGTGTTATTTCTTTATTCTTTACATCGGCCACAATCTTATGCCACATAGCGGCCTCTGCCTCTTCTTCTGTGGTGTCGCTGTAAAACTTGTATTGCTCGGCCAATGCTTCTTTCTCGGCGGCTTCTTGTTTTTCGACTTCTTCATATAATTCAGGATATTCCTCTTTCATGGCCAGTTTCATTTTAGCGGCTTCTTCACTGTATCCTTCTTGTTGGTAGTAACGATATAAATTTATATAATCTTCCCACATTTCCTTTTGTATATCAGACAATGGCTTCCCTGTGGGCTTCTTGGACGGCATCGGCGGCTTTATATCTGGAGGGGCTGTGTTGATTGACATGGATTTAAACTTCTTTTTAAACAAAAGAAGATTGTTTAAAGTATTGGGAACTTTATATCGGCCATCATTAGGGACTTCGATAATGACAGTCGCCTCACCTTCAGGTGATTCACGCGAAAATCTCCCATTTAATGCCATTTCGTCTATCTCGGCATCGGTTATTTTTTCTTGTGTTTCGTTTATTTCTCGCCAATACTGTCTTGCCTTGACAATTAAGCCATCGAGCTTATCCAAAACATACGCTTTCTGCTCTTTGGGCGTAGTGATATTGTTTTCCGCTGTCTTGGTAGCGGGAATGACTTTGGATTCTTCCGTCTTTCCGGTCTCTTCATTCTTGGGCACAAGGGCAGGATACTCTTTCAGGATTTCTGGGGAAACGGGCTTGCCTTCCTTAAGGTTTTGGATAGCCCCTCGCAGTCTATTCCATTTATTCTCTAATTCAGAGGCTTTCTTTCGGGCATCAGAAAAACTTTTATCCATTCTTTTTTGTGCAGTTTTGTTTGAGCGATAATATTCTCTTTCTATGTCGGAAAATTTTCCCCTGGCGTCGATGTGTTCTTTGGCCACCCGCGTAAATTCATCTGATAATAAAGTACCCTCCCGTGTCATCATCCACGGTTCTTTGGCAGCAACGACCTTGGGGGGTTCTTTAGCGGGTATGTTGACCGTCCCCAGTTTTTTGCCTTCGGATAACGAATCTTCGTCAAGAACAATCTTTGCTGGTAATGATTTTGCTCCCAACTTATAAAGGGCTTCTGCGCGCGTTGCTCCTTCAAGGATATACGGGCCTTCTTTATCAATAACAACAATGAGCGGATTGATTTCTTTGTTTATGGAAATTTCATCTGCTAATTCAGAAATACGTTTTGTTCCGCTTGACGAATAATGTTTCCCCGTCAACCCACCAAATTCAGATAGCGGAATTTCATATATTCCAGGGAGAATGTTGGGTTTTTCAAGCGATGCTTCGATGGAATCCATGTTTGGTATTTCACTTCTCACTTTTCTCCCATCAACAATATCGCCAGCCTTTTGATATTTTGTTTCAAGCTCATCCTTCGTCATTTGCCACGGTTGCTTGGCTTCCACGGCCTTCGGGGTTGTCTCAGGTTTTTGGTGTGCTTTATTCCAGATGTCTTTAATTTCAGAAAACCCTCGCACATTTTTCTCTAACCACTTTTGGTATTTAACCGAATCCTTTAAAGCTTGTTTTAATGGCACTACTTTTATTACTCTTGCGTTAGCCGGATTATCTACGAAAAATTCATTTCCGAACCCTCTTTTTACTTGATAATAATCCTTTGGGTTGACATTGCTCATGTCAATCTCAGCGACGTATTGCCTTTCGGGGTATTCTTCTGCCCAGTATTCTAAATCTGATGTAACCATAAACTTCCCTTTAGACATACGACCATTGGCCAGAGAACTCATATCCCTTGGGCCAAGACTTGGATCGATTGTGAAATTTGGGTTATCGGTAATGTGCCAGTATCTACCGTGTTTTATTTCCGTCAAAAATGCTTTCTCAAACTCTTCTGCCGTTTTGTATTTCTTCGCTTCTCCGAGAAGAGCACTCTCTTCTGGCACGGGGGCGGCTTGCGACGTTGTTCCAGGTTCAGCGTTCTTGCTATCCTTTATATAATCAGCCCGGAGGCGATAAAGGGTTTCTTTGTCGTTTTTAAGGTCGTTTAATTGGTATCCTCTTTCGTTGATATAAGCCTCAAAACTACTCTCTTTGGGTGTAATTATATCATTATAAATTTCCCCATTGGCCTTTAATGCCGGTAAGTTCTCAATAATAGACTTATTAAGTGCGTCTGATTCATCAGTAAAAGGTGCTACACTTTCAGATTTCCTTAAGGCGTCCGTAAGGGTAACAAGGACGTTCGGGAACGCTGATTTAATCTTGTCTTTGTCATTCGGATATTCGGCAATCAGTTTACCAGCTTGGGCAATCAGTTCGTTATCTGTGATTCCATTCGCTTCGTGAATTGATTTCAGTTCTTCTATCTTGTCCTCAACCGGAGGTTTGATTTCGCCCAAGAAAGTGTCAACGTCCGATAAGGTATTTGGGTCTGCGTCTGGTCGCTTGGAGTATTTATCCCTTTCGCCTTTGAGGTCATCGTAAGTAGCGCCGCCCTGATAGGCTCCGGCAAAGTCCTCAAATCCGTTGAAGGTCTGGCCACCGGGAGGCGGTTCGCTGGGTTTTTGAGTAGTATTGTCCTGTGCGCTATCTTGTTCTGCTTTTTGTATAGCAAAGTCAATAATCGGTTTGTTAAGTGGTATTGGTTTGCCGTCCTTAATGTATTGATTTGCGGTGTTTAACCAAGTGCGCCTTGATTCAGCATCTTCCATTCTCTTAGATACCACTATTGCCGCTTTCGCTCTGGTAACAGGGTCATCGCCGTTTAGGTCACTGTATAGCCCCCTTGCCTGAACTTCCTGTAGGCCACGGATGCTTGCGCCGAACATCAACGACATAAACGCAGCCGGAAGAACGGCCTCTGCCATAGCTTCCGTTTCGGACATATCGGAAATACCAGTTTTCTTGGCGCTCTTTGCTTGGACGTAGGCCGTTCCCATTTCGGAACCTACTTCAAACGGCATGGATTTCCCTAGATTCTTAGCAAACTCTTTCGTCCCACCTGCACCGATCAACTGCTTGATTGTCTGCTTAACGCCATTTGTGACTGCTTGCTTGAGTATCGCCTTAAATACAACGGCTCCGGCTATATCGCCTACTGCTTCACCACCAGTTTCAGCTATTGCAGAAGTTAAGGCATGGTCATGCGCCAAGTTTTTAGCTTCGTTAAATCCATATCCTTTTTGAAGGAGCGTTTTCTTTGTTTCGTCGTAGGTGTTCTGGTATTCACCTAATCCGAATGTCCCGAATAAGGTTACACCTGCACCGATGATTCCACCTGCTACCGCTCCACCCGGCCCCAAAATAGAACCTACTGCCGCGCCAGTAGCCGCGCCCGTAGCCGCGCCACCAAGTATGGGCAAAAGCGACGCCGGTGTGCTTTCAACTCCACCAAGGAAACCACGCTTGACAAATCCCTCTTTTCGCTGAACCTCTCCAATATCAGGCTTTAAAATATCATACTTCTGCGTTGTTTCATCGGTGAAGTCTGTTATTGTCTTTCCGAAAGAAGCAATAGCGCCTGTATCTGATTCCGGGTCTAAATCGGACATCCTCAATGCGCCGCCGACACCCTTTAATGCCTGGACTCCGCCTCTTGCCACTCTAGATGCGACATCGCCCAAAAAGCCACGGTCATATCCAACGCTAGGTTGAGCAGAAGGCGCACCTGGGCGTGACGGTTGCTCGTCATCAACAGGAATCCACTTGAATCCTTTTGGGGCAGGTGGAAGAGAAGATTGGTTCTGATTTTCTTCAACCGGAATCCATTTATAACCATCAGGCGGTTTAGGTAATGGCATTATGTCCTCGTTATTTACGTTTGGTTCCGTAAAGCAACTGGTCTTCCAGTGAATATATTTTCTTTTCGGGAGTTGCGCCTAACCCTGTTTCTCCAACACGAAACTCCATAGCATTTGTTTTGTTTTCTGGTTGATCTGGCGATAATTTATATCTTGCCCCTGTTTGCGGGTCTGTGTAAATAACTCCCTCCGCTATCGGAGGTTGAATCTGTGTAGCAGGGTTGTTCCTATCTGGCAGATTATTAATATCGTGATATTCAACATCCGCCGGATTAAGTTCCCCTGACAATATCTTTTTTTTCACATCCCACGCCATTGCCGTTCCTTGTATTATTTGAGGGGGAATCGGGCTGCCGTTCTTTTTGGCCTCTGCTGCAATCTTTCCGTATGCCTTTATAGCACCGTCAACATATTTTAAAACGTCTCTTTTCTTACTTGCTTGCTCTTTCTGGGTTTGCGCTGGGGTCAACCCGCCTTCTGCGCTACCCCTTGCCCTTGCCTGCGCCGCCAATGCGTTTAATTTCCCAATTTCCGCTGTTAGCTTTTTCTGTTCCAGCGGGTGTATTTCTTCTTTGCGTTTTTCTTCTGCCTGCTTCCGCAATTCTTCGTCTATTTCACGTTGATACTTCCTGGATTCAGTGGTGTATGCCAAATGCCTTTGATTTAAGCTATCTATCTCTTGCTTCGTCGCCAACGCCTCTGGTGCATTTTTATCCATTTTACTGTACGCATCTGTCATGGTTTTTATTTTATTCGCTACATCTTTTCCAGTGGAATCAAACAATGCTTTTTTCTGGTCAACGCCTAATACGCCCATTATCTTTTCGCCCTCATGTCTTAATAATGGGTCGTTTTCTCCTTTTCCCAAGACTGTTCGGATTGTCGTTAGCATTATCTTTCGACTTTCCGGCCCCTCTTCGTAACGGCTTACTACGTCCCCGACTGTCCCCAGCGGCTTCATTTTCTCTGCGTATTCCGCTTCTTCTCTTTGTCTGAGCGTTTGTTTATATGCCTGATCCTCTTGGGCATTTCTAGCGGAATATAACTTAATGGCATTGTCTATCCCGCTGTTTATTCCTTCTGCTGCTCCCTGCCATGCGCTTTTATATCTGTCCATAATGCCCCCCTAATCGCTGATAAACCCTACGTCTGTTCCGTTCAAAGAGAGAATGTAAGTTGTTGCTCCGGTTTCTGCTGTCATCATACCATAGGATAAAAGTTTTTCGCCCCATGATTTCGTTTTTGTAATCGAATAAATAAAAGCACATTTGCTGTTTTTGGCGGTCTCCACAAGCATATCAAACATCGTCTTTATTGCCTCGTCGCTTATCTTCTTGTCGTGTGTTCTGTCTTTAAGCGCCCAATCAATAAACCCTATCTTGCCCGGTTCAATATACATAGCAAGAAAAGCTATAAACTCGCCATCCACCGTTTCCGCAACCAAAGCCGCACATGGGATAGCTTCTTGCGGACATGGTAGCCATCCATACCTATCCCATAACCTGCACATCGTTTCGTAGTGCTTCTGTTTCTGATACGGAACTATTTTCATATCTTTCCTTTAGCAGTTCGTTTCGTTTGGTTTGCGAGTTCAGCCAATCTATTCTTTCCCTATCCGATACATCCCACCCTAAAGGCGTTTCGACCATATCCGCGAATACAATCCCGTCAACTATGATTAAGTGATGCTCGTTGACTACCGGGTAAACAATACCCGAACCGTGAAACTTGGCATCCGGGCAATCCTGAACTCTCTTCCATTCGCCGTCAGAAAATACAGCATGGTGGCCTTCCACTAAAATGCCTTTGTAAGAATAAATGTTTTCTGACAATGCCTTCCCGGTTGCCATGACGTTGCCGCCTTCGAGCATAGTGTCTAACAGGTCAAGGTCTTGAACAGGCACTTCTTTTCCATCGGCCATCTGCATTGGCGTGTCGAAGGCGAAACAGAAAAGATTCCCTATTGCTCCTATTGGGTTAAACACAGCATTTGCTATTTGTCCTGCGGTGCTTGGATCATCTGCGTCAGAAAAGGGATTGAGCAGAGCGTTTGTCGCCGTATTTAAGGTTTCTTTATTAAAAGCATCTTTATTGCCAAATACATAATCTATCGGAGCCATTGCCGTTCTTTCAAGAGCGGACATATTTTCACCAGCTCTTCCCAGCACCGTTCCTTCGGGAGCAGCCAACGCACCAGGAAGAACGCTTGCCATTACACCGGCCGTTCCCGGACTATCTACCACTCTTTGTTGTTTTGTTTTTTCTTTATATGGTATGCCTGCCCCGCCCCATTGGTTTCTTGCCATTTCAGCTCCGGCTATAATAGCAGCAATAGGGACTGCCCTTGAAACAATACTAGCACCCCCACCAGAACCAACAGTTGATGCCCCAGTTCCGGTAGCTTCCCCTATGGCTGCGCCAGTTGCACCTTCTCCTCCACCCATCACATAAGAACTTGCGGGGGCAAGTTGCGTTGTTGCGCTTTCAGTTCCAGCCATTAAAGCAGGGTCGGATATAATTTTTGCTCCAGTACCAAGCCCCTGTGAAGCATACGCAGATGGAGTAGTCGCTATCGAGCCCGTCCCGGTTGCCGTACCAATCCCGGCATTGACCGCCCCCGCGTTAGTTGCTGCGGAAAGAGCAGAAGGAGTTAAAGACGCAGTAGGCATAGTGTCGATTCCTAGGTATTTCGCCACGCTTGGAACTGCTTGATTAACCCCAGACTTTATGGTGTCCCCAATAACGTGGGAGTCAGACAATCCGTAAGCCGTCGCCGCCGTTCCTCCGAGATTGGTCAAGGTCTGCATCTGCTGTGCTTTCTCTTGCGCCTGACGGTTCAATTCAGCGTCAGCCAGGGACTGATTATTAAACGCTCTTTGCGCCTCAACCGCTTGCTGGGCTGTGGCTAGGTTCGCCCTGTCCAGTTCGTTTCTTCTTTTATTCTGAGCATTACCGGCTTCTGCGAATAACTGCCCTTTGTAATAATCCGCTGGTGAAGGGATGCCTGTCTTGCCAGAAGCCTTTTTGGTGTAAAACCCTCTCAATACTTCGTCTGCGGTTGCCATTTAAACACCCCCTCGTTTAAGATAAGGCGCAACAAGAGCAGCGGACGCTAACTGTGAACCAAGATTCCACTTACCTGCCCTATCCATTGACTCTCTGTTTAAGGCGTTCTGCCGGATCATTTCGTTTTGCATCCTGATTCTTTCCGCCAGTTCTTCTTTTCCCAAGGCAGCTCTCTGTTCAGCGATACCCAAAGCCCTGTTTTGGGACTGCTGATTATATAAATCCTTGTATTTTTCCGTGATAATCTTTTCAAGTTCCCACGGCTGCGGTTCGATGCCAGCGGCTTTTCTTGATTGAAACCATCTGCTGATTTCACCTAAGTCATCTGTGTTAAGATTATATTTGTCCATAATCCCTCCGTTATTCATAATCATAATCCCGTATCGGGTGATAATATAACCCGACAACTAACGGTTCAAATCCTACTGTTTCGTAAGATGATGTGAATACATACTTAATGCTGTGGAAAATACCTGGCGTTGAGTTCGCTGTATTCACTGGGAACGATAACCTTTTTGTTACGTTGTTGGCCGCAACAGTGTAATCCGTTCCGGTGGTGGAAGAATCAACGTAATGAGTAGCAGTTACTGAAGCTGTAAAGGTTGGATAATCTTCACCCTGATCTGCCGTGGTGGTTCCGTTGGTTAAGACTTCACCCAAGGTATAAGCGCCAGACCTTTGATATACCGTATAGGATGTCCCAGATGCCTTAGCCGCTATCTTGCAAGTTTTTCCGCTGCTCACGCCCGTAACAGTTTCACCTACCGACCATCCCGCACCACCCGGAGCCACGTCCAATGTCATTGTTTCGTAAGTTTTTGCCGCCGTCACCAGAACATGACCACGGAGGCTTGTCTCAACCAGGAAGTCCTTATCAATCAGCGGGAAGTCCCCGGTATGTAATGTGGAGACAATCGCCTGCCCGTCAAAAGTCGTCCCATACTCCAATCTTTCCATGTATCCAGAATCAATAAATCCGTAAGAGTGATTATTGCCGTAGCTATCAAGAACACTAATCCCGCATTGCAGTCTAACGCCGGATGTTCTATCGACTTTATACCACTTCCATTTCCTTAAATCCAAAACGTATTCAGCGTCTAACGTCGTTACTGTTCCGGTAGTCAGCGCAACCATCAAGTGATATTCCATTAAATTCTTATCAATGAACCCGCTGAAACTTTCAATGTAAGATTGATTGATATGCGAAGATGAGTTCTGGTCGAATAAATCCCGAATGTCCCATGACACGCACACAGGGTGCCGCCCATCTGATGTATAAACTCCGTCTGCCGCCATCCAAATAGCGAATGATCGGTTGTTTTGGGACTGACCTTCTTCGGGGGGGATGATGCAGGTCGCCAACGTCATCGGAGCAGGGCAACCGATTGTTTCAGCGATACGGTATTTCCGCCATGCGTTGTCACTGTAAACAAGACCCCACATTTCTGAATCCTTAAACAATACCGTGATATTGTAAAGTATGGAGCCATACATTGCAAATAACGTGCAGCCGCAGTTAATCGCGGTGGAACTTCCGAAAGTTATTTCCATGCTGTCGTTTCCGTTAAAAACCTGCGCCGTTTCGTATGCTGATATTAAGACTGTATTTTGTGCGCCGTCCTTATTCCCGCAAAGCATTAATCTATCTTGCGAATATAATGGGAATTTGTATCCTTTGATTTGTTTTTGAGTTGGGATACCGGACACATGATATATGCCCGTTGTCGCATCCAGTGTCTGGTTCCATCTTATCCGGTAGTAATATAATGGCATACTGTTATATGAGCTTATTCTTTTAAATACCAACCACGGATCGGGTGCATTAAAGCTGGCCGTCCCAGGTTTTGATAGTGATATGCCGCCTTCAGCAGTACCGTCACTGACAACACCCACCGATTTCCAATCACTCCCATCCCAGTAATCTATTGCCATAACCGTCGCTGCTGTGGAGTTTCTTCTGTCTGATGGGATAGATAAATTGATCGCCGTCACCTGCTCAAAGAATCCGGCAATCGCACCGTTGCAACCTGCGCTATACGCGCCCAAACTTCCGAAATCAGCGTATGTATCTGCGTATGCCGTGTCGTAACTATCTTCGGTTATGTTAATGGTGTAGTCGGTATATGCTGTTGTGAATTTATAAAATGCCGCGCATAACCTGTCTTCGCCATCCCAAAAATCAACCATCTCCTGAAACGGCGCATCCAGCGTCACATAATAAACAGAAGTTGATGTGTCTATCCCGCTGAATACAAACCAGTAATAATACAGAGGAACGCCCTCGATATATTTTTGTTTTGCCGAACCTACAGTCGTTGGGAAGGTTATCGAGCCTGTCTGTCCAAGTGTCTTAGTCCCGCCGACCGTTGCCGTTCCGTCTGTTAATACTAAAGCCGTCCAATTAGAACCGTCACAGTAGTATCCAGTCGCCACGGCCGGGGCTGTATTTTCTGTATGGGTGTAAAACTTAACTCCCTTTAATGGCCTAAGCGAACCGATGTAAACATTTACGTCGGCTGTAGAGGTTGTGTAAGCCGCCGCCGGAATAGTGAAACCGCTGCTATGCCTTAATTTGTTTTTGGATAATCTTATTTCGTCAAGATATCCGACAAAGTAATTTGTATTGTCGTATCCGATCTGCAAATTACCGATGTAGTTTTTGGCGCGGCTGGCATCAGATGTAATGCTTTTTAGCTGACCATCAATAAATATATACCAGTTTCCCGCGCTTTCGCCTATTTCTATGTGATACCATGTCGCCGCCACTAACGCCGTTCCGCAGGTAATATCAACTACATCACTTCCCGACCCGTAACATTCGTGAATAAGGACATTCACCTTTCCGTCTGTATCCACGAAAATTGATGTGTAATTATCTCCGGCATCAGAAGCCGTGGAATCACTCAAAGCAATAACATTAGTGTCGGGGTCTTTGATGTTTTCAGCATTTTGCCACGTCCCTGTAACGGTGTGCATATAGATCGTTCCAGCCGCCGTCCCGCCCCAATCGCCGGAGTCCAGAACAACCGAATCCACAACGCCTGTAGCGGAAGAAGTGTTCCCCGTAATGGTTTCGCCTGTTACAGGTTCATGTGCGCCATTAATAAAGCTAATCTTGGTTAAATCTGTCTTTTGGTAATATAAAGGATTGTTGGCGGTGAAATTAGTGCATCTTACTCGAAGGTCATACGTCCATATTCCGCCGGACAAATCAAAGTCATCATCATCGGGAATTGATAAATAAGCCGTTGTGCCGTTAAATACCGCCGAATACCCGAACACATAAACGGAATTGGAAAATGTCACATTGTTGTTTGTAACTGTGTGCGCTGTCGTTGGAGATGAATCGGTAACATTGTTGTCTAAATGCAACATCACGGTAACGTCAGAATCAATGCCGTTCCCTGTGGATGCAAAGGTAGCCAGGTTTTGGGTGTCTGTTTTGGTGTTGGTTACGGCGTCCGTGTAGTCATACATGAATGTTCCAGCAGGGTCAAAGTTCAAAAACTTGACACACCTTGACTCTGCCCCGCCCCAGATACAAGTTTCCACCCCGTTGCAATAAACAACATTGCCGTCGGGAGCATCGGAAAAATAACCGTACCCGGCGTCCGCATCGTCTGACCAAACTTCGGTAGCGGTAAAATTTCCCGCCGACGGAGGGACAGTTGTATTTTCGTAAACCTTTGATGCGGTTATTCCAGAGTTATAAGATTGCGCTAATATGTGCGACTCTATTGAATCCGGTTGTGTCTTTCTGAATTGGAACGCATTTCTTGTTTTCAGATACGTCCCGTTAATGACGCTGGAGTTAATTTTAGTCATTCCCGATATAGAGCGTGGCGATGCTGACCCGTATCTCATATTGGTCAGCGTCTTGAAGTTTTTTCCTACCAGCACCGGGTCTTCTGACGTAATCAATTTCCCGCCCAAAGGAATAATGGCTTTCGCATCCTTCTCGTCATCAACTGGCTGGGCGTTTTGTATATCACTCACCGGGATAACATAGTTATCATCAGGTTCATTCCCCACTGGCTGAACCGGATTAAGAAATCCATCTTTAACGGTTAAGTCTCCGCCTTTACCCATTATTGCGCTCCAATAGTCACACTTTCGGGAAGTTCGTGAGTCATTCTAATATCCGCTTGCTTCATAATGTATTGAACCCGCTTGGTCTGAATATCCACGATATACCTGTTGTAGGCCGTGGCCGCGTCCGCCCATCTTTTTAATTTCAGTGAGGCGAAAGCCAGCGTGAAATAATAAACATCTTCGTGGAACTCCGCCGGTAAATCAGACGCCGGTAAATCCGCCGATGTTGCCACCAGAACCGCACTGGGATAACAAGTAGCATACACAGCCAAATCGTAAGTTGCCGCGTCAGGCAAAGGCTCAAGCACTAAATACTCACCCCACTGAAACCAGAACTGCGGGGCATTGGTGCTGATTGGAATATGCCCTACTGCCTGCGGGAGAACGCATATCATCCCCTTGCCGCCCTCGGTCGTTCCTGATTTGTATTCAACATAGTTGATTCTGGCAATGTTCTCGCCGACTAAAGAGATTACCTTTTGGGATGCAGAAATGTTGTCTTTGGTTATCTTTTTTTCGTAGGCTAATGCTTTGGCGCAAATATCTTTATAGCCATCGTTGATAAGGATTGTTAGTTCCGCATCGCTCAACATGGTGGTTGCGGTTTCGTTTAAGGCGCTTCTTACGTTATTGATAATATTTGTTACTGTTAAAGTCCCCATTGCGGCTCCTTAGTGTCGCCATTGTTGCCCGTTTTGATAAATCACATTTGCCGGTATGGACTGTTTCTTGCGGTCGTCCACTTCTTTCCTCAATGGATTGTTCACGCTTGCAGGTAAATCCCTTAATGCCTTCTTTTCCGCTTTCCGGCTGATGTATTCCTGTTTTCTTAAACTCATATTCCGCATATAGGCGTTGTAATACCCTGCCGCCTGTTTCCACTTTTTCATTTTTAAAGACAAAACATAGCAGGCGAAGTCAATTAGCAATGGCTGGAACTCTTCTGGCAAGTCTGTGGGTCTTGGATGATAAGTCGCGTCCATGCCTCTTGTCGGATAATCGGCCTTGTGTATAATCATCAGGTAATTGGCGACACTATCAGGCAGGGGGTCAATGGCAAGCATATCGCCCCATTGAAACCAATACTTAGGCGTCTGGTTATCAATCGCAGAATGCCCGAATATTCCCGGTGAGGCTTTTAATACGCCGTATTTAAACGGTCTTTCTATGTAAACAACCGCGCTGGCTTCAACCGAAGGCATTGTCACGACTGATAAAGATACCGTATCTAAAGCAATCGGAGTCTCTTCAATCTTAGCAGTCGTCGGGGTGGCGGTTGGGAGCGTCGATACAGTTAATGTTATTGTCGGGTCAGCCATTTTACTTCCTAATCAATCGAACTGAAATCCATGCTTATTTCATAAGTTGCCGTTAATTGTGCGCCGTCTGGAACTAATACTGTTGGCGAAAGGACGGAGCGCTCGGTAAGATAAGCAAGCGAGTAGTAAGCCGAATACAAACCAATTTCCTTTACCGTTATATCCCCACCGCTGTTATTGTTGAATATTCTCTTGCTGGTTGCTGTCCAAACTTTTAAGGCATACGCCTTGCTGTTAAAACCACTTGCTTGATATGTAAGCTGTCCAGCCCCAGTTCCGTGAGCAATCAAAGCACCCAAGGCATACTGTTCAACATTAAATGCTGTGTCACTTGTGCCAACGACGATACCATAAGTGGTTGCTACGCTTCCCGTAGTTAGTGCTTCGATATTTCTCAGGTATGATATAACACTACCCTCGTTGTTTTTCCCAGATAGATACCCAGTGCCAAAGTTCACATTTGTGTATCCAGCATTGGTTCCAATTAGGCACTTGTAGTTGTAAAAGTTTCGTGTCCAGCTATGACCTCTTTGTTTGTCGTCAAAGATCAATTCACCATCTTTGTGGACTTGCAGACCGATAAATATTTCTGGAGGTGGAGGAAGTTTTAAGTCTCTAAACATTCCTTTCAGTTCGTCAAATTTGGCTTCTTCTCTTGGGTCTAACATACTGCCTCCTAATCAATAGCACTAAAATCATCAACTAAAGTATATGTTATAGTAAGCTGTGCGCCATCAGGGACTGTGACGGCTGGGGATAACAGCGAGCGTTCAAAAAGCCAAGTGACGCCACCATTGTTATCTCTTGGTATTAGACCTGTTTCTGCTACTACAATACTACCTCCACTGTTATTATTAAATATCCTGCTTCCAACAATCGTCCATGTCTTTCCAACGGCATCATAGGTAGTGCTTTTAACTGAACTGGCGTTATAATAAAGATTACCAGCAGAACTCCCACTAACAATAACAGTATCCAACTGATACTGGTCAACATTGAAAGCTGTACTGCCTATTCCAACTATTATCCCTAGTTGTGTACCCTCACCCCCAGTTAGCATATTTCCATGAGTAAAAATAATGTTTCCCTGATAGGACATCGAGCCATCATTGAACCTTTTTGCTGATATATACCCTGCCCCAAAACTTGAATCAACAAAGGTGCATCCGCTGGTCATACCGAAAATATAATTCCAATAAATCCTTGTCCAACTATGCCCTCTTTGAACATCATCAAAAAGAAGCTTGTTGTCCTTATGAACCTGAAGACCTATGAAAATATCCGGTGGAGGAACCACTTTCATTTCCCTGCATTTGGATTTCAGTTGTTCTCTCTTCGCTTCTTCTTGTGGGTTTAACATGGTTGCTCCTAAGCTACAGCCGTGGCTATTGATACGGTTGGCATCCCTGATACCGACAAAGACACGCTGTCGGAAACCGGAGTTTCAGATAAAACAACTGTGCCGGTTGCCATTGTTGGCATCCCGGCCACCGCTAAACTAATCGTCTCATAAAACTTGGTCACGGTTGCATCTACCCGCACAAATATTGGCTTCAGGTAATTAAGCCGCGATATTTTAATGCCTTCATCAATAGTATGGAGAACTTCGCCCTCGACACACAAAGCCTTGACCGCAATATCCTTATATCCATCGTTTAAGGCGTTTAGTATCTCCGCCGATGTTATCATGGATTGCGATGGTTCGTTCAATGCCGCCCTCACAGCGGCTTCCATTTCCGTGACGGTCATAATCCCTACACATATTTAAGGCTGTTTCGTCCGTCTGGTATGACTTCCACAATACTCTGCTTCAGATAAGCCAACTCGTTATTGTAAATGCCTTCAATCATCTGCGCCGGTGCGTATCTTTTGTCTTTCAGCAATCCATTGTAGGTTGCGTAAAGAACCATAAGATGTTGCCACGCAGAAGGCAGTTCCGTTTGGTCTGTTGCCGATGCGAAATCTGCTTCCTTGTAAATATACAAGTTATCAATAGAGATTGTATTCGCCCCGGAAAACACCATTGTCCACGGAGTCGTAGCGGCGATAGTCTGCATGTGAATACCGTTGGCGGTGACGGCCACACCTGCCGTTCCAATAGTCGGGGTAACACTTCCGCCAGTCCCAACGCCAGATACGGTAAATACAATCGTAATATTGCAGTTGGACGTTGCTAAAGCGGTGTTATACGTCAATGTGTCCGGCCCGGTTCCTGTGTGCGCCGCCGTTGCCCCGCAAGCCCAGCCTGTTCCGCTATCTGTCCAGTTGGTTGCGCCAACTCCCTCGGTAAAGGAAGCAAACGAAAGATAGGACATCTTCGGCATATCAGCGACATAGAGGCGCAGGTTATAGGTTCCGTCCGGTATCGGGTCTATGCCTATTGCGCTCCCAAACTCATACCAGTATTGAGGTTGTGTCCCGGAAGTCGGATAATGCCCCGCCCGCAAAGGATCAATTTTGGTCAACATGACTTCTCTTCCAGACGAAGGGATGTATTCAACGTGCAGGACTTTATAGCAGTTTGTCGTGACATTTCTGGTTGATGCTGTGGTCTTTGCGTCCAAGATGCGTCTGACGCATAATGTCTTTTGGGCAATGTCTTTATGGGCTAACGACAACCATCGGTATATTTCAGCTTGAGTAAAAAACCCAGCCGTCACCTCATTGAGATAAGTTCTTACCCTTGCTTCCATGTCAGAAGCGTCTAAATTAGGCCATGTGCCAGCCATTATGTCCCCCTAAATATTGTTCCAATCAACGGCCTGTGGAAATTCAACCGGCGCTCGCCTGTCATATCGGTTGGCAATCAAATCAACATTCTCAATCACCATCTTGCTTAAAAGGTTCTCCCCCACGGCTCCCTCGGTCTTAATCCCTCGGTAATACTTGACTGCGTATTCGGCAATCAAATCGTCAAAGAGTTCATTAAAGGGAAGTGTCGCGGTTGTGGTTGTGATGGAAGTCGGCCTTTGAAAGTAATCCGCCTTAATAGTGTAGTCCGAAGAAGTATGAGGCGTTACATAAAGCTTAGTGCCTCTGATTTTGTAATGCCTCGGTTCTCCTGACGACGGGTAGGCAATTTCAACATCCACGGAAGGCAGAGGGGTCAAGGTGTAGTCCTTCCCGTCAATATAGGGTTTCCCCTTCAATCCCCAAAAGTCAGTGGGAAGATACCCGAAGGAAGCGTCGGAGGTAATCTTAAACGAGCTTGCGATGGCCGCAACCACAGAATCAGTAGAGGCTAGTGTCAAAGTTCCT